AAAGTAAAGTTATTTGTACCTTCAACAGTAGACGGTACAATATTCATAAACATATACGGTCTTACTGTAGAGTTCTGAATAGCAGGATCTGCAGCATCAATGAGTGTAGTAATTTGTGAGTGTCTAAACACACCATCAAACTTATTAAGGTTATTAAAGTTATAATCCGAAATTGTATCTCGCACAACAGAAGTTAATTCCACTGAGGTTCTATCTGTAAGATTAGGATTATACTTAAAGAACACATCCAGTTCCAAGTAAGTATAATTCGGATCTACAATTATAGGTGTAATAGATACTACACTTTTACCTTTAAGAATGGTACCAGTAATATCATCCTTTTCTGCCTGAGTTAAAGTTTCTGCAAGAATAGGTTTAATAGAGATATATGCTTTACCATAATCTGGTGGATCATTGTCTTCACCTCCCCAACAAGAGATAGATGCAATGTTTGTAAATTCTCTTTGGATAATAGACCGGTAATCATCTGATGTAACCGCTCTATTCTGCGATGTAAATGTTAGAGGAGCATTGAATCTTATTGATTCAGCAGTTTCTCGTTCGGCTCCACCACCTGACGCCGCGGCAGTAGTTACTGTGGAATTTCCAAAACCACCGACAGAATCTGACATGGTAAATACATTAGCGCCGTTAGATTCTGTGCCATCGGTATAGACATAATCTAATGTGATAATATTATTATTATTTGGTTTTCTGCCAGTAACACCATCACCGAAATAAATTTCATAGTACTCAGCAGAATTTTCCTGTAAGTAATATACCTTAGAAGTAGAATCAACACCAAGTAGAGTTTCAAATCTGGTATAAATATCGAATGCTGTAGACTCTTCGTTCTCCTGTATGCGAACTCTTAAAGTGCTTGTGTCTGCGTCGTTATCAGACAACTGGAATTTCTGATTCTCAATATCATTGTCTACTCTATACTTAAGTGACTTATAATATCCCTGAGCAATATCTGCATTATTAAATGTGTAAGTAGAAGTGCCGCCACTAGTAACCAGACTAGCAGTTTGAGTTGATACGGTAACATACTGATATTGTTCCTGACCCACTGTAGTACTCAACTTAGTGCCACGTGGCATAGTTAAATTGTCAGGAACAGTTCCAACTTCCGAAGTAACATCAATAACAATATTAACTGATGCTCTAGGTGCAAGAATAGAACGTGGTACATAACCCAGAAGTTTAGCTCTTGTGACTACGTTACCACGAATCTGTGCTGAGTCCAAGAATGCTTCATTCAATGAGAAGTGAGCAGCCATTGCATTATAGTGTGTATTATAAGCCAATACATCAAGTAGTGTAGAGAGACCAGACCCTTCAAAGTTATAATCATTAAACTCAGATTGGGTTTTTAAATAGTTTTTAAGATTCTGTTTTATCTGGTCAAAATCTAATTCCGTTACATTTAAGTTACTCGCCATGTGTTACCTCAACCTTCTTAATACTATTTCAACAGATTCGTTGGTATCAAATTCTTTTATTTTAAATACTACCGTAATGTTATATGCGTTCGAGTCGTCTGCATACTTAATTTCTATGGACCTTAACACTACTCTGGGTTCATATCTGTTTATAACTCTTCTTATATTGTTCTTCAGTGCAATTTTAGTAATCGCATCTGCTGGTTCAAAGAGTAGTGCTCTTAAATTTGCGCCGACATCTCTACTAAAGGGTCTCTCGTAAAAATTACTAACTAACAAATTCTTTACAGCATTCTTTACAGCATTATCATCCTTTAAAGGCATTATATCCTTTCTAATTGGATGCAAGGTTAAAGACAAGTCCAAATCTCTCCAACCCTTTACTCGGGAGGTGATTCTCGCTTTCTTTAAATCTCCCGATATACTTCTATCGGATAGTATTGTGGGTGAACTGGCCATAATAGTATTTATACCTTTTTATTGTAAGATTAGTAATTTCTTATTCACCAGAAGTATCGTTTACCACCGGTAAGGTAGGTAAAGATACTCCTGCACTAGCAGCTACGGTAGATACCGACGTTGGTAGAGTTATTGTTATTGGGTTAAACCCTATCAATGTTAAGAATTGACAAAAATTAAATGAAGTCCATTCTGTTAATGCACCTAGTCCTATAGCTGAAAAGAATCCAGTCACTGTCTGCATCCATTCTTTAAGTAAGTATGTTTCCCAATCTTCTGCAAATTGTCGTGCCTTTTCTTTTAATCTTTCTTTATCATAATCATCTATCTGTAGGTTATTTTCTATTTCACCCCCTAATAAATCAATTAGAGAGAACCCAGCTATAGAGATAGATTCTAATTGTGTCATTGCTTCTTTTTGTAATGCTTCTTTAGTATCTTGGGGAGCATTTTTAATTTGAGTCTCGATTGATTCCATAGTAGATTCGATCAGTTGTTCAACATCAAGTTCTTGTAGTGCGGGTAACGCAGGTAATCCTAAAGTATCCCATATCTCCTGAAAGGTACTAATAAGAGAACCGAAGCCACCATGCATTAACAGATTCATTTTCTTTTTCATTTCGGTTCTAATATAATTCCACACGGCATCTGCTTTCAATTCCTTTGTTTCAAACTTCTCATAGTTCTTATAGATATCAGGCAGCATTTCGTATAGTCTATCGGCTTCTTCTTTTATAGATTCTTTTATTGATGAAGGATCCGTAAATACTTCTACTATATCAAAGGTAATACCCATAACAGTTATATTAAAGTCAATCGGCACTAAAGTTTTAATCAATGCTAGAATTTCAGTCTGTACATACATCCCATATTCGGTAGTTAACCGATTCATCATAATATCCCATTCTTTTTCTGGTGACCTAAACTTTACATTCTTCGGGTCGTACTTATCAAGTAATGGTCTTATACTATCCAACTGTGCTTGTATATCTTCTGCTATTTTAAAATATTCTTCAGCATCATCTATGTCTGTAGTAACTGCTAATGCTTTTAATTTTTCTGGGTATGCTGCAAGTCCACCAAAAAAGTTAGAAAGATTTGCTGGCTTCGGTAATAAAGTAGCTTCACATTCAAACGGAGGTAATGTTAGGGCCGGAGCAGCCATTATACAATCGTAGTCTTAATAGCAGATGTTATTGTTATGGCACCTGCTGAATTAATAGAAGTAGTACCCGTATTTGTAATAGACAAGTTATTATCTTTATCAATAGTTATAACAGCACCCTTAGCATGAGTGACTCTTAAAGTTTCACCACCAGCAGTATTATCAATTTCAATTAAGTGTCCTGCTTTGGACTTATATACTTTATTCTCTACGGATGATTCGGTAGGAATATCTTGTGCGCCTTCGGTCTGTGTCGCAATAGAACCCATAACCATAGGGTCTTGTGCACTCGGGCCATCTCTAAAGAAACCTACTACCCATGAACCAACTTCTAAATGATGATTACCACCATTACCACTCATAGACGCAGTGGTTGCTGGCATCATCACAGTTGCCCAAGGCAGCTTAGTCGTATCAGTGACACCGTCATAGAAACCAAGACAATGTACCTTTACTCGGTTTAAGTTAAGTGGGTCATTAATCTCTTTTATGATACCAGTAAACCATTCAAACTGGCCGCCCATAAATTCATCGGCCTTCATGTCTCTATTACCTCTGTTGCGCCCTTTGTTCCTTCTAGTGTTAGAACATCATTTAAATCTGAATTGAAGGAGTTGGATTTTATTTCAACTTGTAATGTATATTCATCTGCAAATTTATGTATAATAGATGCAACTAAATATTTACCTGACTGCATTTTATCTATAGGACTAGATTCATTATCAGCTGCCGATGTTTTATTCACCTGTATTTTTATTAATTGGCCGGATTCTAAATTAAAATTTCCGGCAATCTGAATATCATGCACAATAGTATCTTCTGTCGATAAGTATGCTTGACATTTACCCATACTCTCAATAGATGGGTTCTGAAAATTAAATTGGCCTGCGCCGTATGCCAAAGAGTTATTAGAAATAAAATAATTCTTACCTGACGCTATTTTATCTATTGGTTGTCCACCATACTGATCATTATTATTTCTCTTAGGGTATGGATCAAAGCCGTTTAATTTCTTAACCCCTTTATAATTATATTGCTGACCTTTTACATTATAAGTTTTAGTCGCAATATCTATTGATCTAGTAGTAGAAGCAAAGGCGCCTTCTCCACTCGCAACATACTTAGATAAATTAAGCTCAGAAGATAGTTTGTTTATTCTCCTTGAAGTTTCTGTAAAGTATTCTTTACTACCGATAGTAGATTTTAAAATAGGAGAGTGAACATATGTTGCTACTACATCACTATCTGCAAAATCTTCATATGATTTATACTTTACTTTACCCTTTAAAGTTTCATAAAAATAAAATGGAGCACCGGTAGTAGTAAATGCATTACTGTTTAACCATTTAATAGCTGCTAAAGGCCGCAATTTAGGTATAATGCATTTGATGTTCTTATATGTGGATGCATTAACATCTAATTCCTTGAGTGGTATTCTCAAGTCTGATGTACATATACCCTTAATAATAGAACCAATAGTACCTTCTTTAAACTGATCTAATGTCTTGGTGTTATTAACATACGCATGTTTAGAAAGCATTCGGAAAACATAACTGGATGAACCATTCCTTTTTCTTGCAAAATTAATTATCTCTGAAATATAAAATGTATGTTTATGGCTTTCAGTATCTTTTGTATCAAGGTCCTGTCGCTTAATAAGCAGATCAATCTTTTCATCACCATTAAGTTTAGCCGATTCAAATAAATTAACACCGTCCATAATAACCATTTCAGCATCAACGGATGATGTGTATATACTTTCAGTGATAGTAATTTCGGTAATCAGAGCTTTAATATCAAATACAGCTCCATCACTAGCAGTGAGAGTGCACTCAGATAGTATATATGAGCCGGGTGTCGCTCCTGCTGTTCCCCCTATTAGTCTGGTAGTATTTCTAGTCATTGTTCAATAGTTCTTCAAATTTATCTACGAATTGACTTATATATTCTGGCGAAACAACTCTCATGCTAGACCTGGACTCGTTTGAATTTATAAGATGAGCTCGATTAGTGAGGAAACTTAAATTACTTTCCGGTGTTGCACCTTGTATGAATATTCCGTTATCTGCTACTCTCTGTTCTATATCATCTTCTACAAAGTAATGATACGGCGCTTCTAAGTATTTATACACTCTATATGTATCCACAGAATCTTCACTTGTACCACCAGTAACAACTTCTGTCTGGTTAGGAACTGCATCAGGATCTCCAATAAAAGAACCAGTACAATTCTGAACAATCAATTGATTTAGGTCAATAAGCTTTTTAGTAAGCTTACCAGTAGCATTTCCTTGAGAGCCCGTGAGGGTTTCACCTAATTTAAATCTACCAGATAAAGAATTTTCGTGGTCGATAATTAATTGGTCAGTATTTCTTCTAATCACCGGCCTAGTTGTAATAGCAAATCCATCATATTCGGTTCTCATATACTCGGACAAATCTTCTTGTGACATCGGCCATGAAGCAAGTCCATCATGAAGATAGTCATTGACGATAAAAAATGTCCAATAG